AGCGGGATCGAACCGCTGACCTCTTGCATGCCATGCAAGCGCTCTCCCAGCTGAGCTAATCCCCCATAAGCTGGTGTTGAGGCGTCGTGTTCCTGACGACGTGTATTATTATACCAGCAAGGTCGTACCTTGTCAACGCCTTTTTTGAATTTTTCCAGAATTATCTGTACAAATTTCCGACAGGATCATGCATCCGGATTTTGGGGTGCCGGGCTGTGCGGCTGGAACTACCGCCACACCTTTTTCGCCGTGTTCACGGAGCTGGGCGACCCGCCCGCATGGACGCGGGACCAGCTGGAAGAGCTGAACGCCCGGAACATCGAGTACAACGGCAAACAATACACCCGGTACGAGATCAACCGTGAAAGATCACAGCAACTGTACGGAGACCCGGAAACATACCTGTACATGGATCCCCTCAAAAAGAACTGAACCACGATGCACCCGCACCGTGGTTTTTTGTTGCCCATTTTCAAGCACTGTGCAAAATTTGCCCAGTGCTTTTTTCATGCCGTCTTAGCTCATTCGGGAAGAGCGCCGGTCTCCAAAACCGGAAGCGGGAGGTTCGATGCCTCCAGACGGCACCACGCAGAGGGCGGTGCGTACCCCGCCCAAGACCGAATACTGACAGCGAACAGTGTAAAAAACTGTGGTCACACAACCTGAAAGGAGTTTCCACCATGAAACGCGAAGATGTGAAGAACAAGATCCCCGGCATTACCGACGAGCAGCTGAACTGGCTCATGCAGGAGAACGGCGCGGACATCAACCGGGAGAAGTCTGCCGCCACCGCCCTGCAGACCCAGCTAAACAACGTGAATGCCCAGCTCAAGACCGCGCAGGAGGGCCTTGCCAAGTTCGACGGCAAGAAGAAGCCGGAAGAGTACGAAGCCGAGCTGGCCAAGCTGCAGGCCGACCTGAAGGCACAGGCCGACGGCTTTGCCTTCGACAACGCCCTCGACACCGCCATCCTCGGCAAGAAGGGCCGCATAGCACGACAACAGCCCCGTGGTTCCGTCCGGTTCCATGGGGCTGTTTTTGCATTTATTGGTCGATCAGAATGCGGAGTTCCTGCACCACGTCCTGCAGCGCACGGCAAATACGCTCCACTTCCGGAGAGTTATCCATAGCACCGGCAGCCTGTATGCGCTTGATGTCCTGCTGCGCCTTGGCAAGTGCTGCACAGATTTGTGTACGTTTTTCCTCGGAAATATTCATGATAATCACCATTTTATTTTAAAGTGGGTTGCAAAGTGGGTTCGAGCAAACGAAAAGCACCCGGAAACTTACGTTTCTAGGTGCTATTTTTTTGGTGGGCGCGAGTGGATTACGCGAGCCGCGCTGCTAAAAACAGCCCGCAGGGCTGTTTTTGCGCTGTCTTTGGCGACAGCGCCGCAGCTGTTCTCATCCACCCGCTGTGTCCGCCGGAAAATTGTGCAAAACAAAAAGTTCAACGCACTTTCATACGTTGAACTTTTTTGGTGGGCGCGGGTGGATTCGAACCACTATTCTTTCGGTCTGTCCATTCCTGCCGTGTCAAAAAATGCAGCATTCAAGCCACTTTTCGGGCACGGCACGGAACGCGCGGTGCATCGCCGGAATAGCTCGAACGTTAAAAGTGGGTTGCAAAGTGGGTTATTTTTCGGGGCCCGGCGCGTACTCGGACAGCACACCGGAGACAGCCTGCGCGGTGGCGTCATCGCGGCCGGTGACGGCGTGGGAGTACCAGCCGTAGGTGTCCATGCTCTTGCTGTGGCCCACGATGCGGCGCAGCTGTGCGGGCGGCACGGCGTCCTCGATCATGCTCACAAAGGTGTGCCGCAGCTCGTACAGGCTGACCGGCGGGTCGATGCCGTTGCAGCGCTGGTAGACCTTCCAGTAATTGTACAGGCTCTGCTGGTTGGACAGCAGGAACAGCGGGTCATCGTCCCGCAAGGGGCGCTCCTCTTCCTGCGTGCGCTGCTGCAGCTGGGCGCGGATTTCGGCCACAGCTAGAGGGTGCAGCACCACCGTTCGGATGGCGTTCTCGTTCTTGCCGCTGGTCTCTTCGTTCTGGCGGTTGATGGCCCGCCCGATGTGCACCCGGTCACCATCCAGATCGCCCACACGCAGGCCCAGCAGCTCACCAGGGCGCAAGCCGGTCATGACCGCGATGCGGTAGGCGTGCACGTTCTCGTCCTGCTCCACTTTTCCACGCACCACACGGGTGTCTGTGGATAAGAGCACCCGCAGACTGTCCGGCTGCAGGATTTTCCGGCCCTTCAGGCGGGCACCCTTCGGCACGGTCAGATCCTCGTCCTCCGGGCGCAGGGAGGTGTATTTATGCTGGCGCGCCCACTTGACAAAGGCCACCTCCACGCCACGGATGCCCTGCAGCGTTTTGCGGGACAGGTTGCCCCGGCTCTTGCGCTTGCTGTCCGGATTCAGACAGCCTTCCTTATAGGAGCGGTTCAGCACGTCCTGCAGCATGCCGGTGGTCAGGTCGCCGATGCGCCGCGCACCGATCACCGGCAGGATGTAGTTGCGCCCGAACTTCTCCACCTGCTCGATGTTGCTGGTGCCACCCGTGGCTTTGACCGAAATCATGTACTCGGCCCACACGTCTGCGCAGCGTTTTGTGGTGCTGCTGATGCCCTCGTCCAGCCAGACGTCCGCCTTGCGGTTCGCTTCGCGCTGGCCTGTCCGGCCGGGCTTAGTGCTGGTAAAGGTGCGGCGCACGCCGTCCTTCTGCACCTTGATCTGCCAGCGGTTCTGGTTCGGCAGCCAGACCGCTGTATTCGTTCGCAATCCCATAAAAATACACCTCCATGGGTACACTTTGACAAGCCTGCCCGGAGGTGGTACAATAACAGTTGCTTAGGCTGGTATTGTTCCTCGTGAGCAAGCCACTCTTTGACGCCCTACCGGTTGCCGCCGGTGGGGCGTTTTTGTTTATACATCTTCTAAGGAATTACTTTCGGCAAGGGCAAAAAGCTCTGCGCTCGCCTCGCCGAGCTCTGTTTTTTGCGCATCACTCATGTATTGCAGAAACGGAACAAATGCCTGGTGGTATTTTTCTGCCCAACCTTTCTTTGCCTTTGTTGTTTTCAAGCTCCTGATTTTAACACTGTATTTTTCCGCTGTGCGGTGAATGATCTCATTCACCGCCGCTTCCCGGAATACAGGATTCTGATATTTCTTCAGATCAGCAGTTGCGCTCACTGGTGCACCATACCTTTTGCATTTTTCCAGTTCCAGCAGTCGCCCAACGCAAAAGTCGTATCTCATAAAGAACGTGGCCGGGTCTGTTGTTGTTTCAAGGATTCTTGCACTCTCTCGCGCCTGTTTTAGGAACTGCGGAGCCAGAATCTTTGCGTTTTTCCGAGAATCAACCAGATCCATCTCACCCATCCATTCAGGGTTGGGTGTATAAATTTGCTTTGCATCATCAGAATCTTCGGCATCGCCTTGCAGATACCCGTCTTTGATGCCCTTTGCAGTTCCGTGGATCATGCTGAAAATCGAGAGTGCAACCCAAAAGACGACAACGCCGCAAACGAAAGACATCCCAAGTCCACAAGATGCTGATGCGATAAAGAACCCAAGACATCCAACCGCAAGACTGATAAAAACAAACTTTATCGGAACATTCAGGCCAGTCTTTCCGGAGGGCATCTTTGACGCAGCTCCTCCAATCGCTCCCGCTCCACGGAAAACGGCATCAATGCTCTTGTGTACTGTTTTATTGCCAGAATGCTTCCTGTGCCATTCTTTGCGGCCATAGGGAGAAAGTTTTTTACCCATATAATTCCTCCTCGGTTAAGTTTTCATTTTCCTTGTAATAGTAGTAAGCACGCCGGACATATTCCTCCGTGGTGTCCAGGAACTCCGCAATCTCATCGGCATCACGGCCCTGCTTCAGCAGGTCGAACAAGACCTGCTTTGGAATCGCGTGCCGGATATACCAGTGATCTGCCCGCACCTCATGCCGCTCCACAATATCAAACGGAGTGGCCATAGAATAAAATCCGCCATACAGGCAATGGCCGAGCTCATGCCCGATGCGTGCCTGCTCTTCTGCATAAGTACAGGGCTTGGAATTGTCCAGCCCGATATAACACGCCCCATTGACTTCCGTTGACATGCTGCCAATGATCGGCATTGGGTAGCGCAGGACTTCCACATGATTTTCGGCCGCAACTTTATAAAAGTCAGCCCTTGTTCCCATTTGCATCCCGCTCCTTTATGAACCGGACAAACTGCTTGACCTCTTCATACTGGGCATCCGTCACGGGGCCGCCGCCAAAGAGAGCAAACTTAATATCATCCTCCGAAACCCCACCGGCACGCCCGGCGGGGCTTTTTTGTTCGCCGATCAGGTCATTCACCGACACTCCGAAGTAGGCCGCAACCTTTGCGAGAGTATCGCCAGAAGGAACAGCCCCTGTATTCTTCCATTTCGTGACGGTCGAGTTGCTCAGACCAATTTCTTTTGCGGCACGGCTGCAGCTCACGCCCTTTTCTTGGCACAGTTCACTGTATACGTCATAAAACACAATTTTCAACGCCCCTTTTTGTGCAGAGCGCCAAATCTAACCAAATTCAGAAAATTCCATTGACTTTCTAACCAAATTCAGATATCATAGTGTCACAGTTGAATCCGGTTAGCAAACAAGCCCGGAATCAACTGAATGGCTCAGGCTAGAATTTGCGCTGGATAATTGTTAGCACCATCATCTTACCGCAAATTCTAACCAAAGTCAAGTTTTTAAGCTGAAGGAGGTTAGAATTGTATGCCTGCACAATGGACAGGTGAGCTTGTTGGAAAAATGCACAACGCCGGTGTCACCGGCAAAGAGCTGGCCGCACAGCTGGGAAAGAATCCGAAATACATTTCCCAAGTGCTGAACGGTCACTACGAGCCCAAGAAGGCAGAGCGCGAATTCAACGCTGCACTCTCCGCCATCATTGAAGGCCGTCAGGAAAAGGAGGTCTGACCCATGGCAAAGAAACAGTTTCTGAAACTCCGGCGGCTGGCCGAAGATCAGGACATCACCACGGATGAGCTGGCCGCAAAGGCAGGCATCGTGCCCCGCACGCTGCGCAAGCGCTTTGCCGCGCCGGAGAGCTGCGGCACATGGAACTGGGAAGAGATTGACGGCATCTGCCGCGCGCTTCACATCCCGCAGGAGCAGATCGGAGAGTATTTCTTCCCGAAGTTTGAGAAAGGAGCATGAACATGAAGATTAAATCCACCGTTTTGCAGGTGCTGGCCGCCGCCGCTCTGGGCGTGGGCCTGCTGTACGCCATGGGCATTGAGGGCGGGGCCCAGCTGGGCGGCACGATCACCGACGGCGAGTTCGTCACCGCCATGGTGCTGATCCTGCTGGCGCTTTTCCTGATGCGGCTGGGCTTTGCCGCTGAGGCGCGGGAGCGTACCGAAAAGCGCAAGGTGCACAAGCCCCAGCGCAACACCATCAAGCGTGACCGGAGGGCCGGATGAGATGGCCGACTACATCCACAACGTCATGTGGTACACCGTGTGGGATGCCAAGACCGGCGATCTGATCGCATCCGGCACGGCTACCATGTGCGCCCGGCGGCTGGGCTACGCCAGCGCAAATTCTTTTGCCGCTTCCGTCTGCCACTGGTTCAAGGACGGCAGGCAGCACGTCAAGTACATTTGCCAGCGGGAGCTCATCCCGCGCAGCGAGGTGGACAGCCTGCCACGCAAAACAAAAAGGCCCGCCCGTGTTCGCAGCACGGACGAGCCCAAGGGTGATGGATTCTCTACTCCCCATCACCCCGAAGAATAACACACTTTGGAGGTTTTTACAAGCATGAAAGGTATTCTGATCGAACCGGGCCGCGCCCCGGAACCGGCAAATCTGCCGGACACCCTCTCCGCTATGGAGGCCCGGCTTGGCGGCACGGTGGAGCATTACATCTTCCCGCGCACCCCGGCGGTGCTGTTCTTCCGCACGGCGGGCCAGCCGGTCAACCGTGTGGTGCGCGGCCAGCCCCTGTGCGGCACCATCTTCTGCTATGGCTGGCGTGGCGGCGACATCAAGCCGCTGTCCGGTGCCCTGCTCGCCGAGCTGCTGGACCGTCTGAAGGACACGGAGGTGCGGGTATGAACACCTACATCTGCAAGTGTGGGCGGAGGGTGAAGAAGTCCACCAATGCCGACAACACCGGCAACCGTCTGAAAGGGTACGGCCCGGGCCATGAATGCTATGGCTGTCCCTACGCTATGCCGTGGGGCGGTAACGAGTGGAACGAGACTGCCAAACGTTTCGTGCAGGATATTAAGGGCTACGAGTGCCGGATGAGTAGAACGCTCTCATATGGCTCCCTCTTCATCGGCTCGACCAAAGACAAATGCACCTGCTCTGTGTTCAGCCTGGATTTCGACTTTCTGGAACAGATCAGTACATGGGTCAAAGATACTTTCTCTCATGGCGAACTCACGGGCGGCTTTTCTCGAGACGAGATTCGCCCCACTGATTACTCCCACAATGGCCGCTACTGCTGTACATTCGTCTGCGCTGCCAACAAAAGGGGAATTTCTGCCAAAGCGGCTCTATTGGCCCGGTTTTTCAATCCGGATGGCAACCGCAAGGGCATGACCCCACAGCAGGAGATGGAAAAGGTTCTGGCCGATATCAGAAAGGCCACTCAGGCAAAGGAGAAACTGGAATGTACGACGATGGATTCTGCGGCCCCGTCCGAGAATGCGGGCACTTCTTTTGCAACTGGTGGTGCGCCTTTATCGAATGGAACTGGGTCGATGACGGAGCCTGTCCATTCAGCCCCGCAGGACAAGCCACTGGCTTTCCTTCCGGAGACCACCATCCCGGAGTTTGACTACTCAGGCTTGCCCGAACAGACCGTGGAAAATCTGCACTTTGCCGAGGATGAGTACCACCACGGCAAGCAGATGGCCGAGCGTGGACTGGTACATATGGGCAATGCCATTGCCGCTGCGCATGATGAGCTCGTCGCACAATGCGACAAGCACAGCAACCAGCATAGTGAAGATACTTTCCGTGCCTGGTGCCTTTCCATCGGCATCACCAAAGATAGTGCCTACCGGCTGTTGCAGGTTTCTGCCCTGATGGACGGCAGCAGCCCCCGCCAGCGGGCCATCCTGGAAGCCCTGCCGACGACCCTGCTGTATGCCGTGGCAAAGCCCAGCGCTCCGGCAGAGCTGGTGGAGAAGGTCAAGAACGGTGAGGTTTCCACGAACAAGGAGTATCAGGACCTGCTGGCCCAAATCAAAGCCGAGAAGGATCGCGCCAATGCTGCCGAGGCTGAGCGGGACAAGCTGCTGGGTGCCCAGAATCGGGCTGCCTGGGCGGAAAGCCACATCCAAGATGTCGAAGCCCAGCGGGATGCCGCCCTTGCGGACGTGCAGGGCCTGACCGAGCAGAACGCCCGGCTGAATGCCGAAAAAGAAAAGGCAGTGCAGAGCTATAACGAAATGTACGAAAGCCGCATTGCGGCCAACCTCCAGCGTCAGAAGGCCGAAGCCGAGCGCGACAGGGCCGAAGCCCGTGCCCACAAAGCCGAGGACGCCTTAAAGCACCAGCCCATTGCAGGCGTAGTGGACGAGGAAGAGGTGGACCGCCGTGCCGCAGAAAAGGCGTGGGGCCTTGCGGATGCCCGCAACCGGGAGCTGCAGGAAGAGAACGACCGCCTGAAAAAGAACAGCGCCCAGCTGGAACGCCGGATGAAGGCCATGACCAGCCGGATGGACGACCTCGGACAGACCGACTTTGAAACCGCCAATCACTGCCCGGAGGCAATGCTTGCCATCTGGAACAGCTGCAAGGGCAGCTATTCCCGCCTGACGGGTGAGGACCTGGAAAACACCTTCCAGTACATCTGCAACACGCTGAATAGCATCCGGCAGGAAGCCGCATTGCTCTGCCGCCAGCCGGAGGGCTACGACGGAGGTGCCGCCTGATGAACCCGATGTATGACCTTGCCCTGGACGGCTACGGCCCGCCGCTGGAGCCGCCGGATGGTTATTATTTCCTGACCAACGAACAGCAGGCCGCACAGGAAGCGGCGGAACAGGAGAAAGACGAAGATGACGAATGAACTGACTGTCCGGGTGGAACGCCCGGTCATTCCGGCCATGAGCTGGAACGAGGAAGAGGTCCAGAAAAATTTGGACGAGCTTCTGGCCGCCTACACCGGCCGGGTGTACACCTCGGAATCCATTAAGGACGCCAAGGCCGACCGGGCCGCCGTCAACAAGTGGGACAAGCAGCTGGGCGACGCTCTGCGGGCCGCGAAGAAGCTCTATACCGACCCGCTGGAAGCCTTTGGCCAGCGCATCAAGGCCATGCAGGCCCAGTGCAAGCAGGTGTCCGGGGCCATTGACCAGCAGGTCAAGGCCGTGGAGCAGGCCGAGCGGGAGGAAAAAGCGTCCTCCCTGCGGCTGGTCTACCGGGACTGCATCGGGGAGCTGGAACCGCTGATCTCTTTTGACCGGCTGCTGGTGCCCCAGTGGCTGAACAAGACCTTTGACCTTGCCAGAGCGTCCAAGGAGCTGCGCCTGGCGGTGGAGACCCGGCGGGAAGAACTGCGCCTGATCCGGGACACCTGCGGCGAGGACGCCGAAGCCTGCACCACCGAATACCTGCGGGCCTTCAGCGTCAATGACGCCCTCCACGAGCATCAGCGCCGACAGGATGCCCGTGCCGCACAGGCTGAGGCCGAAGCCCGGAGGCAGGCCGCAGAGCGGGCAAAAGCCGCCGCACCGGTCGCCGCCCCTCCCTCGGAAGAGGAACGGCAGGTGCGGGAGGAAGCCCGGCAGGCCGCACAGAGCAACGCCTTTGTCACGGCTTCCGGCCGACTGGATTGTGAGGTGCTGCAGCAGTTCGCACAGCCCGCCGCACCGGCCCGCAAACGGTACAAGTTCTGGGTGGAGTTCACCCCGGAGGACATCACATGGTTCAAGCAGGGAGCCGCAGAGCGCGGCTTCCGGTATGGTTCTGTTAAGTAATGCAGGAGGTAATTTATATGGCATTCACTCGCAACGGCGCATCTGCGCCCACCACGTCCGCACCCGCTTCTGCCCCGGTCCAGGGCACCGCATCCCGCATGGCTGCCATGCAGCAGCGCGCGGCCCAGAGCACGGCCCTGCAGGCCGCTTCCCCGTCCGTGCCGGTGGAGATCACCGCCGCAGATGGCCAGCATTTCACGGTTAGCTTTGCCGACGTGCGCAACTTCATCTGCGCCAAGGCCACCGACGCCGAGTGCAAGATCTTTCTGGAGACCTGCAAGCAGTACCGGCTGAACCCCTTCACCAAGGAGGCCTATCTGATCCACTACGACAACAACAGCGAGGACACCCCCAGCACCATCGTCCTGGGCAAGAACTGTTACATGCAGATGGCCGAACGGCACCCGGCCTTTGACGGCTTTGAGGCCGGCATCATCGTGCTGGACACGGAAGCCGGGCAGCTGGACCACCGGGAGGGTTCCATCGTCTATGAGGGCGAGGAGCTTCTGGGCGGCTGGGCCAAGGTCTACCGGAAAGACCGCACCCGCCCCAGCTACGAGGAGGTGAAGCTGGCCGAGTACGACACCGGCAAATCCCTCTGGAAGGGCAAGAAGGCCACCATGATCCGTAAGGTGGCCCTGGTGCATGCTCTGCGGGAGGCATTTCCGTCCACCTTCGGCGCCCTGTACGATGAGAGTGAAGTGCCCGTCCGGGTGGATGCCGAGGGCACGGCACGGGAGCTGGATGACGCGGCCCCTTCTCCCCGCTGGACCCGCATCCGGGACACCGCTGCCCAGGCGGACGCCCTGGCCGTGGAGGATGCCGACGAACCCGCTGACGACCCCTTTGCCGGAGGTGAGGACGCATGATCATCAAGACGAGCACCGGGGTGCTGCTCCATGGCACCCTCGCCAAGGATCCGGAGATCCGGAATGCCGGCCAGAAACAGGTGCTCAAGTTTGACATCAAGGCCCACAGCGTGAAGAACGCCGCCGGGAACTGGGAGGGCCTGTATGTGCAGGTAAACGTCTGGCACGGGCTGGAGCAGTGGGACGGGATGCTGCAGAAGGGCGACTATGTCACGGTCTATGCGCGGGAGTTGAATAGCCGCGAATACAACGGCAAGACCTATTACAACGTGGACGCTGATGACATCCAGCCCGGCGGGCTGGTGACCTTCCGGTGGATGCAGACGCTGGCCGACATGATGGCCACTCCTGCCGCGCCGGAGATGACCCCCACCGAGGAGGCAACGCCCTTTGACCCGCCTCCGGCCTCGACCCCTGTGCAGACCACTTTGCATACCTCTTTGCAGGGCGGCCAGATGTACTCCGGTGAGCACCTTGCCGACTACGCGCCCCGCAGTGCAGCAGCAACCGCCGCAGACCTTCCCGCAGACGACGCCCTCATCGAAGACACCGATGACCTGCCGTTTTAACCCATTCAACCGAAAGGAGGTCCGGCCGTGGGCATTGACCCGACACGCGGGTTCGTGGCCTTCCCACGCGGCCTGACCGATTGGGAATGGTACACCGAGCCCAACACCGCCCGACTGTTCTTCCACCTGCTGCTCACCGCAAACTGGCAGGAGAAGCAATGGCAGGGCATCACGATCCACCCCGGCGAGCTGGTCACCAGCCGTGCCAGCCTTGCAAAACAGCTCCGGATGTCCGAACAATCCGTCCGGACGGCTTTGGAACACCTGCGATCAACCAACTGGATAACCATCCGGACAGGGCCGAAATACAGCGTTATCACGCTCAATAACTACGTAAGCATCACAGGTCTTAATCAGCTTACCAACCAGCTATCAACCAGCAACCAACCAGCTGCTAACCATAACTTAACCATTATAACAAACCAACAAGCTAACAAGTCCTCGTCTGCTGCGCAGCCGCCCCGGACGAGGACGACGACACAGCCCCTTGTGATGGAGTTCGAGAGCAGCATCGGCAAGCTGAACGGCAAAGGCAAGGCCGAGCTGGCGGAATACGCCGACCGGCTGGGCAATGAGCTGGTGTCTGCCGTGATCGGCAGGTGCGCGGATCTGGGCGGCCGCAGCTGGGCCTATGTGCGCACAGCACTGCAGGAGGCAGAGGCCGGCAAGTACCACTCGGTGGAGGACTACCGGAAAGCCCATCCCGTCGGGAGCGGACGGAACCGGCCCGTGAGCCGCCCGGAGCCCGGCGGGAACGACTTTCTGACCACGCCCATCGAACAAAGCCTGAAGCGGCTGAAAAAGAGCACAGCAAAGGAGGACGCACCCCATGTATTGGAACCCTGAGCACTACCCGGACCCCACCGACGGGGCCGCCCTCCGGCAGCTGTACCGAAAGGAGAAGGATTTGAACACCGGAAAACAGTTTGAAGCGGACTGGAAGAAGTCCATGCCGCCGGATGCGTGGTGCTACCGCCTGAAGGACAGCGCCGCCAGCTACTACGGCGGCAACGAGAACCTGAGCTTTTCCATCGACAACATCTGTGACTTTGACGTCTACCGCTACCCCATGCACCACTACTTCGAGTTAAAAACCATCGAGACACCCAGCATCCAGCTGACCAAGATCTTCGGCAGCTACGACCCCGCAAAGCAGCGGTATCACAAGCTGAAGCACATCACCGACATGGCCACGGCGGCGTCCTACAAGGGCCAGACGGCCCATGTAGTCATCAACTACCGTGGCAAGGTGAACCGCACCTTTGCGGTGCCCGCAAGCGCCGTGCTGGACTTTCTGCGGACCCAGACCCGCAAAAGTATTCCGTGGCAGTGGGCCGCCCTGCACGGCATCGAGGTGGAGCAGCACCAACTGCGGGTGCACTGGCGGTATGACGTGGACGGGCTGCTGAAGAAGCTGGAAGAAATGGAGGACAACGCATGATCCGCAAATGGACACCTGAGAGCGACAAACCAAAGCCGGGCGAAGCCAGCAATGTGCAGCAGCTGCGGACGTGGTTTGAACGACTGCCGAAAATGCGGGCAATGATTTGCCAGCAGCAGGAGCACATTGCAAGCCTGCGGAATGCCGCCACCACGACCACGTCCGGCACATCCGGCGCACCTGGGCGCTCCGGAACCAGCGACAAGGTAGGCCGGAACAGCGACGCCGCCATGGATGCCGAGCAGCATCTGCACGAGCTGAAATGCCAGTATGCCGAGATGCAGAAGGAAGCCATTGAAGTGGCCTACATGCTCCATGCAGACCCGGCGTCCATCAAGCGCAGCCGCTGCCTGATCCTGTATTACGTTGAGGGCAAAAAGCAGGCCGACATTGCGCCGCTGGTCGGCTATTCCGGCCCTGAAAAAGTCTCCCACGCGATTTCTGCCGGTCTGCATCAGCTTGCCGAGGTCGTAACCGAGCTGAATCTTAGTTGATTTGTGCAATCCGCACAACCTGAAGCGCCCTGCTTTTTACGCCCAGCGGCATTTACAGGGCAGCAAACTCTGTGGTTGAATTGTACCGTCGGCAAAGCCGAAAGGCTGACCGATGTACGCAGTCTCCGGAGCGGGGCTTTTCTTCCTTCTCCTGTTCCGCAGGCTGCTTCTATGTGCCTGTTGCGCAGTGGTCAGCGCAGCTCCCCGGGAGCATGGGACACTGGTTCGATTCCAGCCGGGCACACCACAACGCCGTGCCCCATCACGGCAGCAGCCTAACGCATGGGAGTGATTCACCCGCTTGTGGCTGCGTGTAGAGTGACAGCCCACTCCTTGGCTGTCCTCGCGACCTCCGCACGCGATCTGGAGGCCACATAATCCGTACGACGGTTTCTTAGTAGTTCATCCCCGTCAGGATGTGCGTCAATCGCCCCGCATGGAAACGTGCGGGTTTTTATATGCCGTTGTAGCTCAAGGAAGAGCGCCGCATCGCTAAGGCGGGTCAACATTGATGATACATCCACGTTGCAGGTGTCTGTGACCAATCACCGCAGAGGGCTGGCGTGGTTTGGTGCCGGTGCAAGTCCGGCCAACGGTTCCATCTGCGTGCCCTGTGAGGGGGCCGCGCAGCACGCCGGGTGTCTGGCGGCGTACGTTCCGGACACAGCAGCACCATCCTGTATCCGTTGTCCAACAAACTGGTGCACAGGTGCTGCTTATTTTGCTTTCTGGCCGTCCTCCGGGGCGGCTTTTGTTTTACCTGAACCATGAGAGGTGGTGACGTGTCCAACGAGAAGAATCTTATCCCGTTCAACAAGCGAACGGAGAGCGAACAGAGAGAGATCGCCCAGCAGGGCGGCATTGCGTCCGGCAAGGCACGCCGCCGCAAACGCAGCATGAAGGAAGCCGCCGACTATTACCTCAGCCTGCCGGAGACCGACCGCCGCCGGGTGAACGCCCTGCTGCGGGATGCTGTGGATCCGGAGGACATCGACAACCAGATGGCCGTGATCAAGGGCATCACCGCCCGTGCCAAGAAGGGCGACCCGCAGGCCGCCAACGTGCTGCTGAAGATGCTGGGCGAGGACAACCCGCCCGATGATACCGCCGCCGACACGCTGGAACGTGCCCGGGAGCTGCTGGGAGGTGTGGACAGTGCCATTGACTGAGTTCCAGCAGGAGTTCCTGCGCAACTGCAGCCACCGCTGGAACATCAAGACCGGGGCCACCCGAAGCGGCAAGACCTATCTGGACTGTGCCGTCACCATCCCGCAGCGCATCCTTGCCGCGCGGGACGAGGGTCTGCTGGTCATGCTGGGCAACACCCTGGGCACGCTGGAACGCAACGTGCTGGAGCCCATGCTGGCGCTCTGGGGGCCGAATCTGGTGGGCATCGTGCGCACCTCGGCGTCCGGAAACATCGTGCAGCTGTTCGGCCGCAAGGTGTATGTCCTCGGTGCCGACAACAAAAAGCACATTGCCCGCATCCAGGGCGCGGCCTTCGAGTACGCCTACGGTGACGAGATCACCACCTGGGACGAGGGCGTCTTTCAGATGCTCAAGAGCCGCCTTTCCTGCCCGCACAGCCATTTTGACGGCACCTGCAACCCGGATAACCCCCAGCACTGGTTCAAGCGGTTCCTCGACAGTGATGCTGACATTTACTGTCAGGCCTACACCATCGACGACAACCCCACCCTGCCGCCGGAGTTCGTGGCGCAGCTGAAAAAAGAATATGCCGGCACGGTGTACTACAACCGGTTTATTCTCGGCCAGTGGGCAGCGGCAGGCGGCATCATCTACCGCCCGTTTGCGGACAGCATCGCCGCCGACGACAAGCGCTTCCTCTGGCCCGCAGACAAGCCCTGCAAGCCGTGGCGGGTGCACATCGGGGTGGACTTCGGCGGCAACGGTTCACAGCACGCCTTTGTGGCAACGGGCATTTTGCCGTACTATTCCGGCGTCGTGGGGCTGGCATCCCAGCGGGTGGACCCCCGCAACCAGGATGCCGACTACCTGGCCAACCAATTGCTCACCTTCTGCCTGGCCGTGTTCGCACGGTACGGCGAGATCCATTACATGTTCTGTGACAGCGCCGAGCAGACGCTGATCAACCACATCCGCACCCGGCTGCGGGCCTCTAAACTGTACTGGCTGGCCGACCGGGTGAATAACTCCGCAAAAATTCAGATTATCGACCGCATCCGCCTGACGTCCATTCTCATGGGCGGCGGGCGCTTTTGGTATATGCCGGAGGCCGCCACCCTGCGGGACGCCCTTGCAAGCGCCCTGTGGAGCCAGAAGCGCCCCGGCGTGGACGAGCGTCTGGACGACGGCACCACCGACATTGACACCCTCGACGCCTTTGAGTACACCATTGAGCGTGATTACAGGAGACTGACTGCAAGATGAACGTTTCGGCCTTTATCGAATATCTGAACAAAACCAAACATCTGCAGTTGGATGCGGATTATTACGGCAACATTGAAGTCTGGCGGCAATGGTGGAAGGGCGATGTTCCCGACATCCACGACCAGAAGGAGGACGCCCCGGACGGCAGCGTCATTTCCCGGCGTCTGGCTTCCCTGCGGATGCCGAAACATGTCTGCGAGGACTGGGCAAACCTGCTGCTCAACGACAAGACCACCTTCCAGATCGGCGACGCAAAGAGTGCCGCCTACCTGCTGGGCAGTGATGAGCAGCAGACCGGCGGCCTTTTACGGCAGCTGCATTTCTGGGAGAATGCCAACAAGCTGGTGGAGCAGGCCTACTGGTCCGGCACCGGTGCTTTTGTGCTGAGTGTGGAAGGCCTGACGGTGGATGCCGCCGGGAACGCCCTGCCCTCGCCGCAGGGGCGCATTCAGCTGGACTATGACCCCGCCTGCTGCATCCTGCCCATCAGCGTGGAGCGGGGCGTGGTGACCGAGGCCGCCTTTGTGTCCGAGTGCGTGATGGGCGGTAAGCCCGCCGTCTATCTGCAGACCCACACCTGCAAGGGCGGCGAACGGACCATCACGAATGAATGGTTCGAGGTGATGGACGATGTTTCCGGCACGCCGAAATTTGCCAAGGCCAAGACCCAGCCGGGCATGGTGGAACACATCACCGTCACCGGTGCGCCGGCATGGTTCAGCCTGTTCAGTCCAGCTGTCGCCAAAAACCTTGACGGCGGCATGGGGCTGGGTATGAGCGTCTTTTCCGAGGCGCTGGACGCAGCCCAGATGGCGGATTACGCCTTTGACAACTACCGGCAGGACCTCCGCCTGGGCGGCAAGAAAATTTTCTATGACCGCTCCATGTGCAAAAAGTGGGTGGACAAGGACGGTGTGGAGCACGCTGTGCCGCCGGATGCCGTTCACCGCCAGATCTTCTACGAGCTGCCCGCACCGGAAGGCAGCATCGACCAGCCGGCCGCATGGCGGGAGTACAACCCCGACCTGCGCACCGAGGACAACCACCGGGCCGTGCAGGACGCTCTGGACATGATGAGCTTCAAGTGCGGGCTTGGCTGCCACCGCTACAGTTTTGAGCTGGGCAAGGTGGCCACCGCCACCGAGTACACCGGCAGCCGACAGGACCTTGTGCAGAACGCCAACAAAAACCAGATCCCCATTGAGACGGCACTGATCGGCATTCTGCGGGCCATCCTGTGGGCGGCAAAGAACCTGCTGGGTGCAGATGTGGACCCGGACACCAGCATCTCGGTCAACTGGGACGACAGCTACATTGTCAGCGAGCAGGAGCGCACCGCACAGCTGCGGGAGGACGCTCTGGCAGGGCTTGTGCCCCGCTGCCGGTATCTGTCCGCCCGGTATGGTCTGAGCGAGGACGAGGCCCACCAGTGGGCGGCAGAGGCCAAGGCTGACAGCCAGACCGATGAGCAGCTCACCTTCGGAGGTGCCTGATGCTGCCGCCGAGCTACCTCGATGCCATGCCGGATGCCTTTGTGCAGCTGGCGCAGCAGGTCGAGGATGAGATCTTACAGGATGTCGCCCGGCGCATCGGCAAAATGGGTACCCTCACCGAAACGGCCGACTGGCAGTTGTGGCGCTACCAGCAGACCGAGGCGGTGCGGGAGAACGTGGTCAAGCTGCTGGCAAAGTACAGCGGCAAGAGCGAAGCCACCATCCGCAGGCTGCTCAAAGAGGCTGCCACCGAAGCCATGGAGCGGGAAGATGCCATCTATTACCACTACAACCTCGAGCCCACACCCTTTGAAGAGAGCGCGGCCCTGAACAACCTGCTCAACGCCGGTGCCCGGCAGACCTGCGGCACATGGCGGAACCTCACGGCCACAACGGCCAACACCGTCTCCGGGGCCTTTGAGCGCACGCTGGATGTCGCCTGGGGCAAGGTGGCCACAGGTGCCTTTGACTACAAAACCGCCGTCAAGCAGGCTGTGGACAGCCTTGCAGACGAGATGCCGGAGATCACTTACCCCAGCGGCCACACAGATTCGCTGGAAGTTGCGGCCCGCCGGGCGGTGCTGACCGGTGTCAACCAGACCGCAGGCAAGCTGCAGGAAGCCCGCATGGACGAAATGAACGTGGAGTTCGTTGAGACCAGCGCCCACGGTGGTGCCCGCCCCAGTCACGCCGAGTGGCAGGGTCGGCGCTTCCATCGGGGCGGGGCTGTGGACTACCTGGGCAAGCATTACCCGGACTTTGAGCAGGCCACCGGCTACGGAACCGGCGCTGGGCTTTGCGGCTGGAACTGCCGCCACACCTTTTTTGCCGTATTCCCTGAGCTGGGCGACCCGCCCACCTGGACGGAGGAGAGCCTGCAGGAGCTGAACGCCCGGAACATCGAGTACAACGGCAAACTGTACACCCAGTACGAGGTCAACCAGATGCAGCGTGCCCGGGAGCGGAACGTGCGCAAATGGAAGAAGCGGTATCTGGCCGAGAGTGCCGCCGGGTCTGACACCACCGACAGCGCCGTGCGCCTGAAAGCAGCCCGCCAGAGCCTGAGCGAGTTTGCCAAGGCCACCGGCTGGCGGGTAGACAGTGCCCGGGTCAGCGTGCCCAAGTTTGGCCGGAGTGAAGCTAGCAAGGCGAGTGCACAGGCCCGGAAAGCATCTTCTACGTATAGCAGCTTGAACACAAAGGCGAAACCTGTTACAATGCAGTCAATCGCAAACATTAAGGCATTCAGCTGCGACACGTTGGATGCCGCCGGACAACAACAGCTGAAAAATGCCCACAAGCGCCTTCTCATGGTTGCTTCAAAGCAGCGGGAAAACGTTGAGGTGGGCAGAGTGTTCGACATCAAGATGAAGCCAATGACCAAGGATATCATTGGTTTGTCGGGTGGGCATTCTGTTCAGCTGCCAAACCCAGATGTTCCCTATATTGCGATTCACACCCATCCTGCGTGCGGCAATTTTTCAAATGGTGATCTTCGGCAATTTGTGCGAAACTCAAATTTGAAATTGCTTACCGCTCTCGGACACGATGGGCATATTTACGCAATAGAAAAGACCTCGGCTTTTGAAGAAAGCTCTGCAAAACAAGTCATTCGGCAGATGGATTGTGCGATTGATAAATTGCTCAAATCCACGCTGACGGATGAGCAGGTTCTTGAAAAGGCAGAGGGCGTTATTTCGGACTGCATAAAGGAGTTGCAGAAAAATGGTGCCAAATTCTACGAATAAACATTCCTACACAGAGCAGGAAATTAAAGAAATGCAGCAAGTTCTTCTGGAAACTCCGATGGATCCGGCATATGATGATATCTGTAACTCATTTTACGACGGGTGGGACAGAACTGTCCACCGGCAGATGTACGTTCGTGACTGCTACAGTATCTTGAAAGAGCTTGACCAGCTTCCGCCCAATATCAAATGACCACCATCCACCCGGACGGTGGTTTTCTTTTACTCATTTTTCAGAAAGGAACGAACTATGAAAAAGATTCTTCTCGCTCTTGCACTGGCAGCATCCATCCTGCTGTGCGGTTGTTCGGAAGCCGACAAGGCAAACGCCAATATTTCCAAGCAGGCAGATTACTTTGAGAGTGAGCGCAAGATCACCGTCTACAATGCCCGCACCGACAAGGTCATTCTGGAAGCCGAGGGCTATATGTCCATCTCGAATAACGATAACAACGAGCTGGTCTGCACGGTGAAGGTCGGCCCGGATACCTACCGCAAGAATTACATCTACCTGAACGACTACACCATGTATGTGGTGGAGGACATCACCGGCACCCATACCGACCCCTACCACTACAAGCTCTATTTCCACACTGACATCCTGCCCAGTGTGGAGGTGAAGCCGTAAAAGTCATTCACAGAAATCCCCCATTTTAACCACTATGTGCCCAGAAAAAGGCTTCATAGTGGTTTTTTCATGCCGTTTTAGCTCATGTTGGCAGAGCACCGGACTTTTAATCCGGGGGCGGCGGGTTCAACTCCCGCAAGCGGCACCATGCGGAGGGCGGCGCGTACCCCGCCCACAACCGAACACGGACGGAGAACCGTGTCACCAAACCGAGGTTTTCCCCACAGAAAGGAGCTTTTCCACCATGAAACGTGAAGATGTGAAGAACAAGATCCCCGGCATTACCGAGGAACAGCTGAACTGGATCATGCAGGAGAACGGCAACGACGTCAACCGCGAAAAGGCCGCCGCCACTGCCCTGCAGGCCCAGCTGGACAACGCAAACGCCCAGCTCAAGACCGCCCAGGACGGCCTGAAAGCCTTTGAAGGCAAGAAGAAGCCCGAGGAGTACGAGGCCGAGCTGACCAAGCTGCAGGCGGACATGAAGGCCCAGGCGGACGGCTTTGCCTTTGACAGCGCCCTGAACACTGCCATCCTGGGCAAGAAGGGCCGCAGCGTCAAGGCGGTGCGTGCCCTGCTGGATCTGGACGCTCTGAAGGGCTCCAAGGACCGCAGCGCCGACATTGACAAGGCTCTGGACGACGCTGCCAAGGCCAACCCCTGGGCCTTTGGTGAAGACGGTGCCGCCGGCGTGGCCGTGGTCTCTACCGGCGCTGAGCATGGCGCACCGCCCGCCAACGAATCCAATGGTGTGGAAGCCGCCTTTAAGTCCCTGAATCCCGAACTGAACCTGTAAAACGAAAGGAGTTCAACATGGCACATGCAAATCAGGAGCGGTATTCCGCTCTGGTAGACGCAAAGCTGCGGGCCACTCTGGTTACCCGTGACGGTGCGATCTTCAACACCCGCTACGAGGGCAGCCCCAAGGCCGGCAAGGTCAAGATCCCGGTGCGTGACACCGAGGTGGCCGTCAAGGCATACGACAAGGCAAACGGCGTGGATGCCGATGCCGGCA